CATGCTGAGTCTAGTGCGCCTTTCTTAGTGCGTACATAGTCAACTGCTTCTTCTGGAGTCATATCTACTGCTTTACCAAATTGAGTATAGTTATAACGTCCTGTAAGTTGTAGTATTCCACCACCCCTAAAACGCCAACCGTCACCACTATCAGTGTCGCCATTATCCATCCTGTTAGCATAAATGACATTTGCAATTCTTTCAGGTTGTCTATGATAATCTTGTGCATTTCTACCTGCCCTGATAAAATATTTAGGGAAGATTTTATTTAGAGCTGCGGCGCTGTAGTTTAGGTTCTCTGATAGAACTCTAAAGCCGCCCGATTCATGCCCGCATTGAGCAAGAAACATTGCAACCCTTTCGATTGTATCGACTTCCCATAGAGGTAATATCTCACACATTGCCTCATACCATTCTTTCCAATCGTCTCTATGAATAAGCTCTTCAGCCATCCATTCTTCAAATTCAAATTTAAAATGTTCTTTAGCCATTTTCCTGATCCTTGTTTTCGCACTGTTTGCATCTACAATGGTCACATACCTTTATTTGATAAGTTGCACCATTATAGTCTGTTTCAAGTCTATGGTACGGTATACCGCAGTGTGATGGATGACCGCAATTTTGACAAGTGTGCATAATGGTATTTATTATATACCTGATACTAACAGAGTTTGTCAGGCATTTTCAAATGTTGATTTATTACCGTATTTTGTAATATTATAGTCACCTACATATTTAGAAAGGAATATTATTTCAGCAAAATCATTTACATTTATAGTTTCTTCTAAACTTTCTAATATTGCTTCTTTTTCGCCAAAGTCTATATATTTAAAATGTACAGGATCTGCGTATGCTTTTTTGATTGTTAAAATATCATCTATCATGTTTACATCTTCAACGTAGCTACGGTTGAAAAAGTTTTTATAATTACTTAAATTACTTTCATTTACTTTTTGATCATATACAGCTGGATCAGTAGGCATAAATTCGTCTAAATTTTCTCTAGTTAATGGACGGCTTGTAAAATCTTTATAGTATCTAAATTTAAAATTTTCAATATCAGCAAGTTTTCCTACACCGTCAACAATTTCCATAATCTCATCATATGATCTATGGCTTCTTTCCATTTCAACAAATACTTTGTAAGTTCCGTCTCTTTGTTCGCCTGGAGTCTTGTCAGCGTCTAATACAAAAGAATAACCTTTTTCTATAAATTGTTCTAGATCTACAGCCGCATTGTTATCTTTTACACTAAAACTTAAAGTAACAATGTCTCGGTCTTCACCCATTTTTGATTTAAAAGCATCTATTTCAAAAATATGGTCTACCATATGTTTTAAGTCATGTTTCAACAAACCCATTATACTGTTCCTTCAGCTGGTACTTCAGCCGCTACTTGATCAGCGGGTTGAGCCTCTACTCCTGGTGCTGTAGCTGTGTCAGTAGCATCAACAGCAGGTTCTTGGTTTATATCTAAAGATTCTCTATAACCTTCATATATATCTGCAATTAATTTTTTAGGCATCTGTATTTCTACAACCCAAATAGGCTTTTTGTCTAGTTTACCTTTTTTAGTACCAGGTCTAATATCATCAGGTGTCTTAATTCTTCTTGGTTGTATGACATCGTCTTTTGCGTAACTTACTTTACAGTCATAATCAACTAGTCTTTTGCCACCCATAGGATCCGGCATGTTTTCTCTTGGCCACATAAATTTTGCAGTTACCCAATGCCTATCAATTTTCGGACCTTCTAATAGTTCACCGTTTTTCCAATTCTCGTAAACATATAAATCAAGGGTATCTAATACTCTTTCATAGTCTTTTAGCACTTGAAATGCAGTATTGCTTTCATATACTGTTTCTATATTTTTGATTAAATTTTCGATATCATACATTTTATAATTCCATAAGTTACTACACTTATTTATCGCAAAACAAAACCAAACAGAAGTTTTTTCTCTCTGCATTTTTAGGTAAATATATGTGTAGGGCTATAGCCCTCCGGGCAACGCTCTACTCCATATCCATATAGGAGGACTAGATGGGAGCAAAAAGGAAAGCCGCACAGCGGCACAAAAACTTCAACAATATTGTTGATTTTAATTCGTTCACTCAAAAGAAAAAGATCGTAAATTTAATTCCCCGTAATAAACATCAAGAAGAATACATATTAAAGCTACTAGATCCAACTAAAGACATAGTCTTTGGCATTGGGCCGGCAGGTACGGGAAAAACTCTGCTCGCAGTACAAGTGGCAGTAAAGATGTTTAAAGAAGGCAAAGTTGACAAAATTATTGTTACTAGACCTGCGGTAAGTGTTGATGAAGATCTGGGCTTTTTACCAGGTACGCTAGAACAAAAAATGGCGCCATGGACTAGGCCTATATTTGATGTGCTACGAGAATACTTTAATGCTCGCGAAATAGAAGGTATGATCGAAGAAGGAATAGTTGAGATTGCACCATTAGCATACATGCGAGGCAGAACATTTAAGCATAGCTTTATATTGGCAGACGAAATGCAAAATGCCACACCCAACCAAATGAAAATGTTACTAACACGATTAGGCGAAAATTCAATGATGGCAGTTACAGGCGATCTAGCGCAGGCAGATAGGCTTCAAGATAACGGTTTAATAAGTTTTACTAAACTGTTAGAAACAATTCATACAGATCATTTGGACATAGTCCGTTTTTCAAAAGGAGATATAGAAAGACACGAAGCAGTTAAAGAAGTGCTCCACGTATATGGAGATTCATAAAGAAAGGGGCTTATGCCCCTTTCAATTCTTCTGCTAATGGAAATATTTCCGAAATAACTTTTGCACACTCATGTGCAATTTCCATGTGTTCTTTTTGTGTGCCATTAGCACCGCGTAGTTCAATGTAATGTATCCAGCTACGTAGTGTACCATTCATATACAATCTAGTTTTTGTTAGACCTTCTGGAAGCACTACTCTAGCTTGTTCTTTTGCTATTCCCGAAGCAATCGCCCATTCATATGCACGTTTTGCTCTAAAGATAACATCTTGTTGTTCTTCTGCCCAACGTTGCTTTAGTGCTAAATCTTTATCACTATCACCAACGTCTATGCTGTTTTGACGATTTTTTGTGTCTTGTAATCTTGCTTCTCTAAGGACAAATTGATTACCAAATTCTGCTGGATCTGCATAACGCTGGCTAAACTCTTGGAATGCAAAACTACGATGTCGCACAATTTGATGTGCAATATCTCTTGTGGTATCAATTTCTAAACAAGCGTTTACCATTTCTAAAGGAGACCAGTGTGCATGTTTAATCAAATATTTTATAAGTTTTTCACTTGTTTCTTTATTCATTTGATTACTTGGATTGCTTACCCTTGCACAAAAAGCTATGAGTTCCTGTACATCTTCAATGCCTTCTGCTTTAAAGTTATCGCTAGGCTTACTGTAACTTACTAATTGAACGGCCATTCTTTTTTTGCTCCTTTTAAAATGTTTAGTCTGTCAGTCAAAAAACTAATTGTAGTATGAATATGACCAGTGTCATGCTCTTGGATTAGTGTTTTGTAATATTCTATTTCTTCTTCTAGTACGTTTATGCGTACAATATCATTTATAAGTTTTTTATTTTTAGTCACCACGGCCTGGCTTCTCCGAAAAATGTTCCTCAAACTTATTAGGAACACCGTCCCATTCTTTTGCTTCTTCTTCGCTAGGCTTTTCATCATGCACTGCACTTACAACAGGCCATACTTCAGCATATTTTTTGTTTATGCCCATCCATTTAGTAAGCTCGTCACCTTTTAGCTGATTGTCTGGAAGTATCGCATCAGCAGGACATTCTGGTTCACATACACCGCAATCAATACATTCATCTGGATTAATTACAAGCATATTTTCACCTTCGTAGAAACAGTCAACCGGGCAAACTTCAACACAAGTCATGTGTTTGCATTTGATACAGTTATCTGTAACTAAATATGTCATTTTATTACCTCTTCTAACCATGTGGTTAATATGTATTTGTCTCCTTTTAAAGGAGTATTTCCCCTATGCGTATATGTCCAATCTGCAGGCCATATCAGCAATCTATTCTTACGAGCGTTAATACGCTTCTTTTGATATAAGAATTCTGTTTCTCCACCGTTTGCAATAGTGTTTAAGTAAAGTTGCACTACCATTTTACGTGTTGTTTCTCTACTTGTGCTTTCATAGTGCCACTGATGATATCCGCCACCTTCTTCAATCATTTTCATTTTTAATTGTTTAGTTTGATATTCTCTTTCGTGTAGTATACTAAATTTTTCATAGTATTGCGGACAAATTTGGTCTTTTAATACTTGAAAAAAGTATTCTGCAAAATGTGGATGTACATCATGTATCCGCATTGGATCCATAAAATATAACTGCGTATCATCTCTTAGATGTTTTGGCATGTATTGCCCTTGATAAGCACCTAAATCACTAAACGTGTGAAAATATTTTATTAGTTCATCAATCCATTTTTCATCAAAAAAATCTTCAAACTGACCTATAAAGCCATCAAATTCTACATTCATAATCTTGCCAATCTAATTAGTGTTGCCGATAAATTTATTTCAGGATCAGCTACAAGTGTATGATCTACTAATCCTTGTTTAATTGTTAATACTGCTGTGTCTTGTTTTTCTTCATCACCAAATAATTCAATATTGTCATATAACCAACGATAAATTTCTTCCATTTCTTCAGGACGAACTGTTCCACAAAGCAGTTTCCGCGCATCGTGAATCTTGCCTGCTTTGAAAAGTTCCACCATGTCAAGTTTCCAATCACTTTCGCCTGTATCTCCTTCATGTGGAGCAAGCAAACTACCATCTTGACAATTCATTTGTACCATGTTGATACACTTACGCAAGTCTGGATAAGTTGCTTTTACATAAGTGTCTAGTATATCAAGATCAGGAGTAACACCTTCTGTAATACAAATCTCTGCAACACGAGCAGTAAACTCTGTTTGATCAATCTTTGCAATGTGGAAGCCTTGGCATCTTGAATGTAGTGCAGGAATAATTCTGTTTGGATAATTACATGTCAAAATAAATCTACTTGTTGTATGATATTCTTCCATAACACCACGTAGTGCGGCTTGTGCATTTGGTGACAAATAGTCAGCCTCATCTAGTAGTACAACTTTAAAGTCACCAAATGGAATCATCTGTACAAAGTTAACAATTTTATCACGAACGTCATCAACACTGTTTGTTCTACTAGCATTGATTTCAAGTATGTCTAGATCGTTTACTTCAAGCTCATTAAAAAGTAATTTAGCAAGAGTAGTTTTACCAATACCAGCATTGCCACTAAAAAGCAAATGCGGAATAGTTTTATCTTTGATCCATGTTTTAACTTGGTTTCTTTGTGCGTCATCTCTAAATACATAACCGTCTACTGTTTTAGGACGATATTTCTCTACCCATAATTCTTTCATTTCTTATTATTTTCCATTCCTATTCCGACTAAAATTAAGAATACATAAAGTAAAGGCCAAGCCCATCCTGTGAGATGCCCTGTTACATGTAATACCATAAGTGCTATTCCTGCCAAACCAGCAGTACCAACACCAGTGTTTTTTTGTTCTGGAAACTTCATTATAAACTCCTATTGTCTTTTAGTATATAGGATATTATTATAAAAGTCAAGTACTTTTAGCAGTAATTATATTGAAAATTTCTTGCCAATTTTGGACTCTAATACAACCGTTATAATCTTCATTGTATCTATGGGACATCAATATAGGTTTATGTCCTGCTCTTAAACCAGCTTCACAGTTTTCGGGCTTGTCTTCAATCCACCAATGACCTGGCTCGTATTCCTTAAGAATGTCGTCTTTGTCTGCACCAGTGTCAATACATCTTACCCGTCTAATAGTTCCTCGTCCAAAAATTTCTTCTAAATTAGTTGTGCGTAGCATACCAGCAAATTTATCTGTACTCAAACTAGTAATACATTCTATGTGCCAATGATAACTAGCAAATTTATGAATTACATCTACTGCATCACGCAATGGCTTTAAGTAGCCAATCCATGCACTTTCATTAAAGATTTTAACATTTTGGTCTGACTCTTCTTTGGTAATTCCGTATCTAACAAATTGTTTGTAATTTGTAGGTTCAACTACTGCATAGCCACGTGTTTGCATCCATGCATCAAATGACGTTTCCCAATCTAAAAGGACACCATCAACATCCGCAAGAATCTTACGGTTCCGTTCGTAATTCAATTTTTAACCTCTTATTCTCTATTTCCTAACAATGCAAGTAGCATTTGAAATAGATTGATAAAGTTTAGATACAAGCTAATAGCAAATTGTATGCCATAACGTGGATCGCCACCATGTGAAAGATAAATGTTTTTTGCGTTTTGTGTATCCCAAGCAGTTAATCCTGTAAAGATAAACACACCTAAAATACTAATAGTAAACATTAGTGCAGAACTTGCCATAAACAAGTTTACAATACTTGCAATAATAATACCAATTAAGCCCATGAACAAGAAATGTCCGAAGCCTGTTAGGTCACGCTTTGTTGTGTAACCCCAAAGACTTGCACCGCCAAAGGTTGCGGCGGTAATAAAAAATACTTGTGTAATACTTGCACCAGTATAAACTGCAAAAATAGGAGCAAGTCCAACTCCCATAACTGCTGTGAATGCGTAATAAAAATTACGTAATTTTTCATATGCCCAATTGCGTCCTGCAAATGAATACCAAAGAATCATTCCTAATGGAGCAAGTGCAAAAAGCCATAAAGAGCCTGCCATAGCAAAAAGCAAGCCTGAAGAATAAACAAACCATGCCACCACTCCACTTACAGCTAGTCCTGCCGCTGTGTGGTTATACATATTAAGCATGAATTCACGCAATCCTTCATCATATAATTTTTGTTGTCTAAGTGCTTCTGTTCTCATCATAAATCACCTTCTTTTCTATTTTCACTGTAAAATACATCAAACTCGCCACCTGGATAACGTGCTTTTAATTTATTAACATTTTCTGCTACTACATCGTTAGGGTCGATACCAAGAGCGCGGCAACTATTAATCCAATACCACATAATGTCACCAAGTTCTCGTTTGCAATGAAATACAGTTTCATCGTCCATAGGTTTACCTTGGAAGATACATTTTTTAACAATTTCTGCAAATTCTCCTCCTTCACTTGCAATACCAATCGCACCTGTCATTAGCAATGATGGATTAATTCCTGCATCACTTAATACTTCCATGCGTTTGTTCATAGCACCAAAAGCATTACTTTCACTACTAGTTACTTCTTGTACAAAATCCATGTACGAATTTAGATCTACTTTATTCAATTTAACCTCTTACTTTGCAAATTCATCTGCACTAATTTTGTCAGGTGAAAAATCTCCAACACTTGATTTACCCATTTGTACATCGTTTGGTTTTTCTTCTGACCATGCAAGAATACTTTCTGTTTCAACCATACGTAGTTCTAGTTCTTCTTCTCCGTCTTTGATTGAAACACCTCTGGTCCAACGACCATGTTCTACAAGCACCCAATCTCCAACATTATAAATGTCTTTGTTTTTAGGTCCTTTAGAATATACTTTACCCCATCTAGGATAAATGCCTCTTACATTTCCATCGTCTGTTGTTAGTATGATACCTCCTTTAGTTTTTTGTTCACCAAAAAACATATCACTAACAATAACTCTATCTCCGATGGCTGTAAGTTTACCTTCAAAAGTTTTCAAGTGTACTGACATTATTCACCTCTTTTAACAAAATTGCCGTCTTCGTCTTCGACCCACTCATCCTGTGCATCAGCTTGTTCTTGTTCCTTTGCAATTTGCGCGGCTTTCTTTTGCGCTCTTGTTTTAGGAACAGGAGTTTCTTCTGCTTTTCTTTGCTCTCTAGTGATTACTTCATCTGGAGCCGCCGCAGGATTGTCTGCATAGTAGTCACGTAAAATATCTTCTCTTTTACGTGAAATTTTACCACCTGCACCCAATTCATCGCCACGTGCATTTACACGAGCATTTCCTACTGCTGGAGTGAGTTCGTTACGTTGACGAAGCATATCCATATCGATTTGCTTGCCTTGCATTGTTCTATAGGTTTTTCTACCTGTTTGTCTAACTGCCATAACGTTCTCCTTTGTCTAATACTTATCTCATGAACTCTCGCCAATCCAGGCCATATTGGATTGAATCGATTCTATGTACGCCTATCAAATACAACACATAACTAGCAACACTTGATCCGCGTCCTACGCCCCATACAATATTGTTCTCACGCATAAAGTCTACAAGATAAACCATATAGCGTAGTAAGTCAATCATACCACGCTGTCTATATTCTTCATACTCTTCAGAAACTCTAGTCCATTCTTTTGTTGTTAAAATATTATTATCGTCTGGATCTTGTAGTTTTTCCATTAAAGTTGCTTGTAGCCAGTTTAATACATTTAACGTTTTGTATTCATCAGGCATAAACCATTCACTTTGACATACACCGTCAAAAGTCTTTTGATCTACATCTAGTGGAATATATTTTTGTAATGGAGATAGTCCTTGTTCTTCCATTGCATTGTTAAATTTATCTACTTCATCACTTGGGTCACACAGAACCACATGAACTTTATCCGAATGACCTGAATAGATCATATTCATAAGATCTTTATTTGTAAAACGAGGAATACCTAGTTCATCTGTTTTCATTAGCATATATGTATATTAACTGATATTAATCAAATTGTCAAGAGGAGAATCGCCTTTTTCATTCATTTTAGAACGTTCTTTTACTCTACGTGTTTCTGCTTCAATCTTATATGTTTCTAGAACAGTTGTAATTTGGTCTCTAACCTGTGGATTTTGTGTCATCCAATATTTTTTATTCAATTCAAATATTTTATCTTCTATTTCTTTATCAGAGAAACTACTTAAATCATCAATTAATGGATTAAATGACATTGTTGAAGTGGCCTTTGTATTCACCAAATACAGTTGTACCACCATCATATGTCCAAAATTCAAAGATATACGGATGTGCAGATGTATCTATAGTTGGTGTGTTTGGAAATCCTGTAGGTACTTTTAGGAATGTTCCTGCACCTTCTGTTTCCCAAGTTACCGTGTCTGCTTGATCTCTGCCAAACAATGATACTCTGATTAACGCATATCTACCACTTGCAGGCCAATCTGTAAGTGTTAGTGTAAGGTTAGATCCGGTTGAAGGAGCAATAGTAAAGTTTTGATAATGGCCGCTTTCAAAACTTATGTTTGTATTGATCTGCAATACACCACCATTATACATTGTTGATGTACCTTTAAGTGTATTTGCATTGGTAATATTATTACCACCAAAATCGTTAGCTTGATCTAATCTTGCTCTTGTAGTTTGCAAACTTGAAATTTCGCTTTGTGCAGTTTGTAAACCTGTTTTGACTAATCCAAAGTTATCTCTAAAACCTTGAGAGTCGTTGTCTTTACCTGCTTGAGGATAGTTTTCATCTATTCCTTCATATACTATATTACTGGCCATATTTTTCTCCTACATATATTTATCGTATTAGGCATTGTATGCAAAATTATTGAATAGCACATATTGTTCATTACTGTTACCTGTAGTGCTATCAATCAGATATCTGTCAATTTCTAAGTCTAAATCTTTTAAATCATATGAACTATTTTTTAAATTTGTAAGCACAGTTTGACTATTTCCTGGCTTCAAATAGCATAATGGTATTGCCAATACAAATCCAGGTTCTTGTGTGCCTGATTCTTGAGGAGTACGCATCCATAACGGTAAAAAGTCATACTCTGTTCTACCTAAAGTTTTGATACTATTTTGCATATTATCAATATTTGCAAGGTATTTTTTGCCTCCACCGCCGCTTACTAAAAAACCACCGTCGTCAGCTTTTGGAGCATTTCTTTCTCCAAACTTAAATGGATCGCTATCTGTATGAGCAGTAGCAGTTAAAACAGTACTACCATCTTCACTTAAAACTGTATCTCCAAGATCTAGTTGTGTATCACTAGTTGTAAATTTGTATTGTTCGTTGTTTCTGTTTGTTGGATCGCCACTAGCAGTTAGCGTAGGATAACCTTCTTGTTGACTTGTGTATTTTCTATTTGTATCATAAGTCATAGTATCAGCTGTAATTTTTTGATTATTTTTAATTTTAAAAGAATCTCTAGCTGTTCCTACAGATGGTTTAGCAGGGTCTATTACTTCTAAATAAATTATTTCATAAACTTCATTTTGGGTGCCTGGTGTTTTCGCAATAGCTGACTTTACATCTCCGATTCTATATCTGCGTTTCTTATGCCACTTTTGACTAGCCCCAAATACTTGTTCTAGTGTAGATGTTTCTATACCTGCATATGCTAATATTTTGATATCTCTTTGTAGTCCATAATTTGGATCATTAGGTCTATAAACTAAGCTAGGTGGAAAGTTTGCAGGATCATTTATATATTGACTAAATCTATCACGCTTATCTTCTTTTAAGAACGGCTTCATGTATAAATTACTATACTGTCTATCATCATCGTCAATAACTTCAATTGAAAATTCTTTAGTTTCTGCACTGTAACCAAATCTATCTTTTGCTTCTGCTGTAAATTTGTATATTCTATCTACGCTTGTAGTGTCTCCATCAAATGTAAGATCATCATTATCAAAAATAGTTAGTCCGTCTTTTTCACTGTCGCCAAACTGCACTACTCTACCTGTGATTTCTCCGTTGTATTGTAGTGTTAGTCCTGGAGGTAATCTACCTCCTACAAGTGTATAAATTAATGGAGCGTCAGCTACAGTCGTACTAGCTTCTACTCTAAATACACTACCGAAGTTTGCAGGAATAGTGCCTAGATTTGTTTGAGTTAACCAAGTTATTTTACTATCAATATCACCTAATAACTTTACAGTGAATGTTCTATCTCTATATGCTACAACATCAACAACATTGTTTTCAGATAATATTAAGTTAGCTCTTACTGTAAATTTGTATTCTCTAGTAACAGCAGGTTGATATCCTACTCTGCCTGCAACTTCTCCTGTGCTAGAATCTAATGCCATTCCGGGAGGTACTTGGCTTGCTGTATTATCATCGTTAGTTGTTAACAATTCATATTGTATTGCACCTCTTTGATTTTCGTTTTTTAATACGTCTAAAAACAAAGTGATATAATTATTAGCTCTTCGATAACCTAAGTCTGGCGGAGTTACCCAAATAGGCCATCTAATATAGGTATTGTCAGCTGTAAATACACCAGTACCAACTTGAACAATTACGTTGTCTGCTCGTAAAAAATCTTCTCCTACAACATACAATATAAAGTTTCTTTTAACTATTGTATATCCATCTGTTACACTAACTCTAAATTCATAGTATCTATTTAATTTTTTTGGTGGATTGTAGATATAATTTTGTATAACTTGACCTTGATAAAATAAACTAGACACATTACTAAAATCATGTAGATACATATCGTAATTTCCTGTATCATACTGTCCTAGTTTACTGTCCTTATCTAATGCAAGTAATGGTTCTACAACTCCGCTTAACTTTCCTGTTTTTGATAAAGTTATACCTGGAGGTAGTACACCATCTCCTTTGTCAATGTAATATTCTAATGTTTCTCCTGTTGGAAAATCATCATCTTTTGCCATTAATTGGAAATCAACAACTTCATTATCTAATATAAAATACCTATTGTTTAAAGGGTTATCTCCACCAGCTTTAAGAATTCCTTCAGGTGTAGTCCATACAGGTGAATCAGGGCCGTTTACAATGATACGATATGTACGGTCTTCAATATTATCATCTACAGTTGCTCTAATAACAAAACTAAAAGTTTGTGTTCTATTAACTTGGTAAGGTGTGCCTATTATTTGATTGTCTTTTAGTCTTAAACCAGGAGGTAGTTCTCCCGAAATAATTTTAAG